TTCTTACCCAGAGAGTTGGTATCAATGCCATTAGCATCAAAGATAAAATCATTTGTCTGAACAATTCTCCAGCTATTATTCGCAAGGGAACGCCCAGTGCTACCGACAATTTTAGGTGTACATAGTGAGGGATAATCTGCTTTGAGATATTCATTTGTATCCAATTCATTCTTAAATGTCATCAGATGTGTTTCTGCCTGACTAGCAGCATCTGAAAATGCAGCTACGAATTTAATATGCCCATGGGCGGCGGCCCATAATGGCAATATCAAGAAGATCCATGTAGACTTACCACATTCTCTAGGTGCTATGAAAGCATCTCTATGTTGTTTAGGTCTAGTTGGAGGATTGATCCAAGTTTTGCCATATTCAGCTAATGCCCAGTGAAATTCAGATAAAGTAAGTTCATCCTGTGCATTCTTTAAGTGATGCGGCAAATATATAAGAGCAAATAGCATAGGATCAAATTTAGTAAGTTCAATTCGTCCTTCAGAAATTGTTAGCAATTCAGGATTAATATCTGCTAAATATTCTTCTAGTGTCATATGCTCCTTGGTATAAGTATTAAATTTACTGTAGAAATTTATCTAGAGTAGCGAAAAATAAAAATAAATTAAATCTATATTAATGGGTGGTGCCAATCTTGGAAACATTATCTTTAATTAAATTGTTTCTTGCTTTAGCTTCATTTAACATATCTACGATTGCTAGATCTGTTCCATCTTTAGATCTATTTTCATTTATGTTTGTAGACTTACCTTCAATTAGATTAATTGTTTGAATTGCTTTATGTATTGCATTAGAGAGTTTATTGATATCTTCTGCCAAGAGATCTTCTTCGTATAATTTCTCCACCGCCCTGTCTACTACCGCCTGGGCCGCAAGAATCTTTTCTTTATCTTTATAAAATATATCTAAATTCTTGGACATTTGGGCCAATGTATTAGATGTTGGCATATCTAAATTTCTTTGTAAATAGAACTTCTTTGCTGTGTGATAGGATTTAGGATAATTTAAATATCTCATTGCTGGCCCAATTCCCATTTCATTTGCTGTTTCTATAAATTCAGATATTTGTTCTTCTGTAAATACTGGATATCCCATTATATTCCTCCATTTGTCTCATATATTGGACACATCATGTGTCCATATTTTGAGATGATATTGTCTATATACATGTCAATTTGTCGACATATCTATATATTGGCATAGAATTTGACATTACGCACATGTTTCTGGTATTTTTAATAGATATATCAATAAATGTGTATGTCATTTCTTCTTCTCTTTTTTCTTCTTATTTAATTTCTTTACTGCTTTATATCCAACTGCAGGTCTTTCTCTTCTAATTCCATGCTTATTGGTATCTATAATCATTTTAGTCTGCATTTATTAGTTCCAGAAACTCTTTTAAATTGCCTTGTGGAGCAAATCCAAAGCTGAATTGTTTGGTAGATACATCATCATATATTTCTATTGTCATACTTAATATACCATCTGGGTGATAATATAGGTCTTTAGCATAGGGATATAATCTATTGGTTCCGCCCTGTGGTTGCAGATTATCTCTCATATCCATAAAATAGTGCATCCTATCATTCTAAGCTAATTATACACTTATAAAAGAAAAGATGCCCTGGTAAAGTGGCAACTTTGAGGAGTCCAGGGCATCCCTATAGGGGTTAACTAAGGGTAATGAACGAACCTTAGTATATATATTCTATCATTTCTTATTATAAGGTGCAATAGATAAATATTCAGGCTTTATAGGAAAGTCCCAATACTTTTCTCGCTTTTGTTGTCTATAGATAAATTCATCTAAGTATTTATCAACCGCCTGAATTACCTCTTCATCTGACATAGTTATTATCTGATCCATGTCATATTCTTTCCAAAAGGATTTAATAAGTACTGGCTCTTTATAGGTTATGCCTCTTTGCTCCACCGCCCTGGTATTGTATGGCTTACGAAGACCCTTATTTGTTCCTTTGCGTGGATATTTTAATTCACTATCTGGAAGCTTTTTTCTACCTGCCATTTGCGTACATTTTTCTCATGGCTTTGGCACATCTAATTCTCCAGCATGGCTTGCAATAGATATTGTATTTATCTAAACTTGTAGACTTCTTACCAAATTGGCTTATAGGCTTTTCTAGGCCACATTCTCTACAGACCTTAGACTTTACCTCAACCCTAGCTACTGCGGCCTTTCTAGAGGCATTGTAGCCCTTATAATAAGCACTTGTGCAAGTTCTGCATCTAAAGGAATATCCATCTGCTGCTTTATTATTTTTATGAAATTCCGAGTAGCTTTTTGACTCTACGCACACTGTACATATCTTCACGCTTTAAATCTCCCTCTATTTTAGTCTTTAATCTATGGCAATTTGCACAAAGAGTAATTAGATTCTTCTGTTTATTATTAGATGGATCCATGTTTATATGGTCCACATCTAATTGACATTTATCTTCTGGAATAAAGCCACATCGTTCACAATGGTCTTTCTTTTGCTTCCGCCCGTTTCTTTTACAAGAGGTGCAGCGGTCACGATATAATTTATTGCCTTCACTATCATATCTGAGAAATTCCATTAAATTTCCACAGTTACAAAGGCCTCTAGTCGTCCTTGCCATCTATCCATCCTATTTCTTTACTATCTGTTAGCCAGGAGCGTAAGGTAGCCTGACTATCTTGCATTGTTTTAATCATTTCATCTAGAGTATCTATAGATTGTTCTAGTGAATTTATTGCTTGTTCTAGTGGTGTCTTCATATATATCTTTCTCATCTCCAGCCATCCCAGGGCGAGGCGGCGGTTATCTCTTTTATTTCTATAATCTCTCTTGGCATCTTTTTAGTATTAGAAATATATAAATCTTCGTTAGAAGATTTATTATTTGTATTTATATTTGTATTTATTTTGTATTTAGGTGGTAATGTCTTGCCGTAGCCTGCGGCATCTGGTGCCGTAGGTGTGTAAGCATTTGCCGCATCGTAATTTCTTTTTTGTATTAAATAACCTGCGGCAACCAATTCCGCCTTGGCTGATCTTACAGTTCTTTCACATAGCCCAGTTCCTTCAGCTATCTGTTTATTTGTAGGAAATGAAGGGTTGTAAGATGCTATTATCAATGCTACAATTCTAGCCTTAGTAGATAAATTTGAAGAGCGAATTGCTCTTAAGTATTCAAAGTAGTCCATATAACTCCCTATCTGTTATATGTATATCTTACTATAGTTGGTATCCTATGTCAACTACTTTATTAGATGTGAATATAATTCGTTGACTCTATCTTCTAGTCTGTTTAATTGATCTTTCAAAGATGATCCGCCATTTGGTTTTAGCTCCTTCTTTACTCTCATCTCAATATATGAAATAACGGACAAAACGGACACGATAACTGCTACAACTTCCATTATAATCCTCTAACCATTCTTGCTCTTGCAGCCCACATTTGTCCATTAAGACTTGGGGCATTTGTCATATAAGACTCAGGATTTGTATCTAAAAATATTTTAATCTTTTGTCTACTATCTTCCAAAGTTGAATCATCCCATGCTTCTACTAATTGTTCTATCATTTCTTCAATTATTATTGAAATAGCATTATATTTTTCTGGTCCAATAGCAACCATAAACAATGATCTAAAAAATCCTTTTCCAGGTTGTCTATTACTGCCAACTATTATTCTAGCCATAGGTTCTACAGATTTTTCTTTTAATTCAGTAATTATAAATGCTTGTCCGACATTTCCTACCGCATTTATGGCATTTTCAAATATTGCATCAACAAGTATAAGAAAATGGGCCATACCCAATTCTTTTTTTGCTCTTTCTTGTGCTTGTGCAGCTATTGTTTTAGCCATTAGAAATTCCAGAATCCGCCGTTAGTAAATTCTGAAGGTGCAGCTTCTGTTACAGATCCTAATGATGGGACAATCATTTGGCAACGATATTTATATTCATAAACATTTCCAAGAGAATCATACATTGGCATACCTTCAATGATTCTCCAAACTGCTCCAGTAACTGTTCCTATTGGATAAACTAAATCTGCTCCTTTTGTTATAAATCTATCATTATTTCTAAGATTTCCTATACCGCCGTCGTTTTGAAGTCTAGCTTTTGTATACAACATTAATTGACCAAGTGCATTGTTTGATACCCAACATTTAATTTTTATTGGGTCTTGATAAGTTTTTTGAGATGCACCAGTGTCTGGATCAGTAAAGGTTGTATATCCAGAATAACCAGCAGTAAATGTATACTTTCTAAAAGTATTTAATTTCATACATTTCTCCATTTAGTAATTTTTGGAAATTGAAAAACTTTGCCAGTTTTAATACTACGAGGTCTTCTGAAAGAAAGGCCTCTTGCTGCTATTACTACCAATGGAGCTATCCATGGAGCGTCTTTTGCAGTATCAATATTTATAATGAAATCAGTCTGTCCTTGACTTGTTAGTGCGACTTGATCAAAAATGGCGTATTCATTTTCTATCATATATGCACATTGGTAAGCTACCATTTTGTCTAGTAACAATAAATCAGAAGGGTTCTGAATATCTATTTCATCTCTTCCGATATATATTTCTACAATACCTTGAGCTCTCTTGATATGCTGTCTGGCTTCAAATTCCGCATCTACGTCATCTAATTCAAAATCTGAAAGTGGATCAAGATCAAGTTTTCTATCTCTTATTTCAAGTCTTTGCGCTGGAGAATTATAAAATTCGTATAGATCATAATTTGTATACTCTTTTACGCTTTTAATAGTGCTTAACATTATCTATAACTCCTTCCGAATTCTCTAACTCTTAAGGTATGAGTACTCGTAAAATCTTTTTTACCCGTCCCAGAAAGTTCTAATTGAACTAGATAGTCTCCAGGATAATCAAAAAGGCTTTTGCTCGTAGGCCAATTATAAATTATTTTTCCAATATTTGCATTGTTTGAATTTAATGTTCCACTAGAAACATCAAGTTCTTCATTATAACTTCCTAATATTTTTATTTTAATATCATTATATTCAGATAGGTTAATATTGACACCATCTGAATCTCTTACTATTAAGGTTAATGGTCTTTGAGGTATTTGACCTACCCAATATTGACTTATCATGTTATTTTGTCTCTCCTTAAATAAACTACTGCTTCTGTATCATGAACAGTTAAAATTACTTCTTCCAATGAATATGTAAATATTCCAGGATCTTCCATTAATGAAGTACATGTCATTGGTTCGGCAAGAACTCTCTTGCCTAACTCTACTATTGTAGCGGATGCCGTCAATGGAAGTGTTGTTAATGAAACGCCAAGCTGAGTAGGATTAGATGTTCCAGTTACATTTGCTGGCAAGATAGCATTTGCTATCATAGCACCTGCATTAACATTAATTATTTTATCTACAACAGGTAATGCATTTGGCATTGTTGCGCTAGCTGTAGATACCGCTGGTCGATTTACAAGTCCAGTAGGTCTTTCTCTTTGTGATAACCACCATAATCCTCTTGTAATTAAGCCAGGAACGTAAACATTCATGGTATCTGTTGTTCTACCAGATTTAAGCTGGAAGAATAGTGATCCATTTCCTCCAGATCCAGAAGCAAATCTACCTAATTGATCTCTTCTTCTAGTAAAAGCCTGAAGCGCTTTTCTGGAACTTGGAACTCTTTCAAATTCAATTGAATTTTCAAATAAAAGACCTAAGACTCCAGATAAATTTTGTCCTCTATCTACCTGAGTAAAAGCAAAATTATCGTTACGTGACCAGTAAGTTAGCCAATTATAATGTTCAATGGTTTTATTTGCAGTAGGAACATATGCTGGATTTTCAAGAGTATTCTTTAGTCTGTCTCTTTCAGCTTCTGCTTCTCCACCTGGAGCATTTTTAACTCCTAGGAATCCTAAATCGTAAGCAATATCTATCCAATAATCAGTATACAAATCTACTGTTCTATATTCATCAGTTGTATCCCAAAATACTTCAGAAACTGTTACGAATATTCTTCCGCCAATTCCCTTACCATCTAAAATATCACCTGGCTGAAGTGCAATAGAATGTGCATAATTTTTATAAGGATTATCTACCAATTCAGCACCCTTATAATATTTTTCTGGCTGTGCTGTAATTACTTTACCAGCTAAAATATTAGAAAATGGAACAGCTAATATAGATGTTTGTTTAGCACGGCTGTTGCCAAAAGCAGTCACATTACTTGGATTGCCAAATATAAATTCATCACCTGGCTGCAATCCTTGTATTTTATATTCATAACGTTCATATTTTCTATCTGGAGCACCAAAATCTAAAATATCTGAATGTTGATAATATGCTGTATCAGTCCAAATATAAGTTGGATCATCTGTTAAGAGCTCAACAGTATTTATTATTCTATGACGCATATTATTATATCTATCTACAAAATATGCACCGTTTTCTAAATCAATATCTAATTTACACTTATCCTCATCTAGTGTTAAGAATAAAGGACTTGCTGGATTATTAGATTCATATGCATTAGGTCTATTGTTTGCAACATCCCATTCAACATTTGGTGTATGCCAGAAGGCTCTCTTGTCGCTTATACCTTCATTAAATATTGGAATTCTTTCTACACGATCATATATTTTAAGATCTCGTGCAAGCTGATCAAATTGAACAAGCAAAGATAGACCATTATCGACAGCCGCTCTTAAAGATTTCAAGAAATCAGCATAAACATCTTTTTCTTTAACTCCAAAATATGAGTCTATGTATTCTTCTCTAATAAATTCATCTAGTTGTGCTGATGTGCTAGGATAATTAGCAAACATGATCATATCAAATTGAGATAGATCAACATCTTTTTGAAGATCAATTAATCTTACTAATCCAGTATCTTCATCTATAAATCCAGCATTAGTTCTTTGTACTCCTGGCTTGTAAATATCACTTGGATCTTTGCCAAGCACATGCATTGGGAATACGTCCCAACCATTCCAATCCTTTGGACCCTTTTTAGGATCATCAATTAAATCTTCTGGATTAAACGGAGAATTATTTCCATCATATCCAGTTGTTAATGGATTTCTGGTACTAGTTACAAATTGATTATATCCAACTTGATTTCTCCACCAGTATAGGAGTAACATTCTTGATTTATTGCCCTCAGCATAAGTTCCTTGACCAATAGTAACAGTACCAAGCATTGGTTCTGCTTTTACTGGTTCATATTGTTGATATGCAATATAATTTAATTCAATATTCTGTAGAGGAATAAATCTTCCTGGATAGAAATTCCATGCAGATGTTTCAAAGTCTGAATATAATAATGAATCGTTGCTATTAAATCCAAGGATATATGGACGTATAGTATTTGTTCCGTCTGATCCAGCAATTGATGATAAGGCAACGCCACCATCTTGTGTTACCGCACCAATTTGTCTATCTAATTTACCATCAATCCAAATTTGGGTACGAAGATTTTCTGCGCCAAATCCTTGCTGAATAATAATATGATGCCATTGACCATCAGCAATATCTTTTTTGCTTAATAAATATTGAGCTCTATTTATAAATTTCTTTGGATGTGGTGCAGATAAAGGATAAACTGTTCCTCTGCTTAATCCTCCAGTTATTCCAAATTGAACATTAGTATCTTCAGTTAAATATATTTTTCCATCAGATAATCCAATTGCACCAACAGTTCTTCCATAAGTATAGGCACTTGTTTTAATTCCGTAAGCTAAAACTTGATCTTTTTTGGTTGTCTTTATGCTAAATTCAATATTATATGGTCGCTGTGAATTTTGTGATGTTGTTCCAGGAAGAGGGAACTCTATATTTTCTATACGAACAGCTTTTCTTTCATATGGATCAAAATAACCTACACCAAGTCTTGGTTCTGTTACTGAAGATCCTCTGGATGCTGTAGCACGAGCAATGGCTTTAGAAGTATTTGGAGCAATTAGATTTCCATTTGAATCATAAGAATATGCTCCAGGCTTGTCAAAATAATATGCTGGTACTTCACTAGAAATTGAATTAATAGTTGTTATAGGAGTAATATCTGAAATAACATCGTCAAAGAATGTTAAGAATCCTCCCTGAACTACATCTGTTGTTGCCTGATTTGCCAAATTAGTACCAGTTCCGACTGTCTGTACAGCTTCAATTGTTTTGTCTGCGTGACCTTCAAGTAATCTTACGAACCACTTGTCATCAGTTAATTGTATATAAGCTGGTGGAAGCGGGAATATTGCATTTGAACGCATTGGTTCTGCATAATGTCTTGCACCTTTTACAGTTACAATTCCTGGGTTTACAAAGACTGCATCTCCAGCAACCATTAGATTTGCTGTAAATCTTCCAGGAGTAAATACTGTTGGCATAGGAATTTCTGCAGAAGCATCCATTGATGCTACAACGTTATTTTCACCTATACTTGATTGTGGTTCATGGAATACTGCAGATGCAATTAATGGTTCAGCATAATATTCATCATTAATAATTATTTCTGCATAATAATTTGGCATTACAAATGTTGCGAATGCAAGCATTGCAGGACCAAAATGTTGTGGATAAAGTTTTTCTGCAGATGCAGTCATTGGGTCTGCAGTTGTAATTACTCCAGTTCCTGCAGAAGCAGCAGCCTCTGAGAATATGGCCGAAGCAGTTGTATCCATTGTCAAAGCAATAGATTGATAAAGTTCTGTAACTTGTTGCTGATTTAATGCAGTTGGGAATATTGCAAATTCATCAATAAATGTATTTCTAGTACTATTTGAGCTAAGGAAGCTATATGCATTCCATTGAATACCACCAACAGCAAGTCTTAAAGTGTCTGTTAATGCAGCTGTAATTGTTCCAGTAGTATTTAATTTTCCATCTACATAAATAATTACAGTATTTCCATTTTTAGTTGCAACAATATGGTGCCATTGCCCATCAGCATAATTACCACTTCCTACAACTTCCTGGAAGCCAGAAGCAAATGTATATGAACCAATTATTGGCGCTCCGCTGCTATTTAATAATAAGCTTAAGCCTGATGAGTCTTCCATACCAGAAGACACTAATCTGTCTCCAAATCCACCCACAGGATCTGCTTTAAATAAGACGGAAATAGATTGTCTATTTTGCGAACTAAATGTTCCAGCAGGAGTAGTTAATGTACCTTGATAGAAAGTGTCTAAGTTTGTAAATCTAACAGCTCTATTATTTTTTGCTAATACTCCGCTTGTTCTGTTTGCTGTATTGCCTCTAAGAGTAAGAGCGTTTAAAGTAACGGTATCAAATATTTGATTTGCATTAGGGCCCTCTTCAAGTCTCCAGTCAAATGATGGAGATAAAGATTCAACCTTATCGTTGTAGGCACTATTAAATTTAGGAATGGCGTTTGTCATTGTTGCGCCTGCATCAAATTGATTTGGGCTAATTCCAGAATTATAAATATTTGTTAATATTTGTGCTGTTATATTTGTTGTTGTGCCAACAAAAACATGACCAATCCGATATCTATTTTGTTTAACACCTAAATTGTTTCCTGCAAAAGCAAATTGAGTTAATCCTGTAGGATGTTGTGCAGCAAATGTTCCAGTTGCTGATAGCTGATTGTCTATCCATAATTCCATTGTATTGTTAAATGCTTTGTGAACTACAAAATGCCAATTCCCATCATCTTTTCTTGCACCACTAGAAGTAATAACATGACTTCCATTAGAGTTATCAATTCTAAATTGAAGTTGTCCTTGATCATAATCACAACGAATTCCATATCCCTGTTGTTGATATGCAGCAAATACACAAGAATATTCATTATTTGGATTAGGAAATTTAACCCAATATCCGAGTACATAATTCCCATCATTTATTTCTGGATCCATAAATGGCTGGCCAAAAGAAACAGTACCATCAGTTGCAGAACCAGTTATTTCTATAGCACCACTAAATTGTAAGCCGCCTGTAGGATAATGCTCTACAATACCTCCATAATTAACACCAGGCTGCCCTCCAGTTCCAAGATTATTTGCTGGTTTATAGTTTGGACCAAATCTAAAATACTGTTCAAATAATCCAGCATTTGCAGTCATATATGAAAAAACGCTTGTAATTGGGTCCAAGTCTGACTGTTGTGCTTCTGGGAATGTTGCAGAAGCAGTGGCAATGTCTGCTGTTAATATTACTTCAGATGAAGAAATTGAATCTACAATTAATGCTGAAGCAATTGAAACATCGGCTAATACAGTTACGCTATTTAATATAAATCTAGCTGCATCAAATTCTGCATATCTATCAGCTATTTGTTGATCTGTTAATCCATTTCCATAAGTTGCTACAAAATCTATATATCCATCCCAATTATCATCATTGCCAGAATTTTCATTCTGACCAATATAAATATGATTTGCACTAGGGAATGATCCAAAAAATGATGTTGATTCTGCAAATTTGGTTCCATCTATCCAAATAGATACTTTGCTATCTGATCCTTCAGTCCATCTTCTACAAACTACATGATGCCAAATGTTATCATTATAAGATCCAGTTGCTGTAATAGTTGTATTGTAACTACCATTTGCAGATTGATATGTTAAATCTCCATTGCTTATTGTTAGATATCCACCAGATGGAATTCTCCATATATATTTTTGTGTAGCACCAGAATATGTTGTTCTAAATACTGCCTCTATTGTATGGTCTCCACCAATTTTACGAATAGGATCAGAGTTTGCAACATAAAGACCTTGAGTGGTATCAAATATAAATGATCCAGTTCCACCTGAACATGATTGTGTACTGAATGTAGGAGTTGAGCCAGTTTGAGTTACAGTTAATCCAGAACTTTGTGTCCCTTGAATTGTAGTATATTCATTTTGATCTAATTTAAATATAAGTCTGGCTAAAGGTGAATCATTTAGTGCTCTGCTATATATAGACATAAAAATAGGCTGCTAGGAAGCAGCCTTAACTCCTATCAAAGACTTAGTTGGTGTGATTGAAGAAATGCTTGTTCCGCCTATTGAAATTACTGGAGTAAGAGAGAAGCGAGAAATAACTGGAGCAGAAATGACGACACCAGAAATAAGCTCAACGGTTATTTTTGTTTCCACCGCTACAGCGCCTGCTGAAAGTGGTCCCGCTTCTACTCTTACATCCATTTGCGTGTTACCTTACGCTACGGTGATTCGAACGATACCTGTCGAATCCCATGTGATTGTAAAGTTACCATTGGTTGAAGACTGGTCTGAACCGAAGTCAACATATCCAATGAGAGGCTTTGTTGCTGCTGAAGCACCTGAATCATCATAAACTACAGCATAACGAGCTGTAATTGTTGAAGATGACCATGTAACATCGGCTGCATCAAGCACGATTACGTTATTTGTACCATCATATGTGGAAGTCTTTGAGGTCAAAGTAATTCCACCTGTGGTATATCCAGTTCCATTTACTTCAAATGATGATACATCATCAAGGTAGTCATGGGTATCCTGGTTAGGTGTATAGGAAGAGCTGAGAAGAGCTACCTTAATGGTATCTGAATCCCAATCAATTTCCTTATTGAGAGCTTGCTTTAAGAAGTTACCGTATAGTTTGCTTGGCATTATTTAGTTCCTCCTTATGATGCTGTCTTCTCAACGATTGCGAATGCGCTAGCATCAGCAACCTTGAAACCACGGCGAATGCGGGTCTTGAGAAGGACGCCATCCTTAGCAAATTCTGCGTCACGAGAGACAACAGATTCGACGCCACCACGAACACCATTGATCAACATGTTGCGGTTACCGCAGATGAGCAATGCATTTCCTGTAGGTGTGTCTGTAGCTGCAGCTGAACGTGCAGCTCCGTATGAAACTACCAATGGGTATCCAAATAGGGATCCTGGTGTTCCTGCTAGTGGATCTGGTAGAACTAGGTCATTATTACCCTTAATCATTCCACGAATTTCCTTAAGCATCTTTGGGTGAGCCATCCATACTGTATTAGCTGCATCAAACTTTGCTGATTCCTCAACTAAGCCAAGTGCTGTGTTAATATCTTCGTATGATAGAGCTCCAGCTGTTGGGATTAGATTTGCTGCTGCTTCATTTGCAACCGCTGTCAAAAGCGATGTGTATGGAGCGTCATCGTTACCTGTCTCAACTGCATAAACGCCAAGAGTTGCGTTATCAAATTTACGAGCGAAGCGTGATGCCCACTCTCTCTTGTAAGTTGTAAGCACGTCTACGAGGTTGTCATTTAGATCTTCCTCTGATACATGCATGATCTGTGCATACTTACGAGCTGTAAGTACTACTTCGTCAAGTGTTGCAACTGCTTCTGGAATTGTTGCGCCTTCGGCGACAATATCAGGAGCATCGCTCTTGAAACGAGGCACAGACTTTGTACGGCTTGCCATGGCTTCACGACGAGCAAAACGCTCAACTGCTGAATTAGCAATGAGGTCTTGGATTACTGTTGAACCCTGCTCTTCGAGAATGTAACCATTGGCTTCTGTAAAATCTGTTCTTGCCATGTTTATTTCTCCTTAGAAATGTTAATTTGAACTTGAAAATAGAATATCGTCCAATATATCTATGGTCGCAAGTCCAAACGTCCATTTGGTGCCTTGCATCCCATAATTATACAATAAATTCAATCTATTTTCTACCCAAAACTGCCATTGCTTGGCGTTCTGAGGCTGATAATTTCTTATCAATTGGTGCAGACTCTGCTGAATCTGCTTTTCCTGCGACTAGCAACTTTGGATCAAATAATTCTGGAAAATCTGTTTTTAATTCTTTAATTTGATCTTCTAATCCTATTACATTTAATTCATCATCAAATGATAGATTTTCAAATTTAAGATACTTAAGTAATCTTTCGTGATTTCCTACCCAAGTCTTACTTAATTCCTGAATTACTTTTTCTCTAAGCAATTTACCACTATATCTAGCATTATCTTGCTCATATTGTGCCAGTTTGGCTTCTAAGGCTTCCTTTTCTTCTCTGGCTGCCTTTGCATCCTTTTTAGCACGGTCCAAAGCTGCTAGCACAGCTGCTGGATCTTTAATCTCTTCGGACGTACCATCCATCTGAGTTGTTTCTTCCATTTATTTATCCTTGTTCTCTCTCAGCCGCTGCTTGTTCTACGGCTAGGTTATTTGCATTCACGCCTGTGGCCTGAAGCGATATATTTTCTGTTTGATTTGTAGGAACTACAGAAGCTTCAGCAACTTGTGCTGCAATTTCTGCGTCATAGCCCAATTCAAGAAGGATCTGCTCTAATGGCATTCCAACGCTCTTTTTACGAACGGCAATATCCCATTGATCTACAGAATCAATTGTTTCTGGATTAGACCAAACAATTTCAACATCTGAAGTAATTCCTTCAATTCTAAGCATTAATTTAAACAAATCTCTCCAAGTTGAACCAAATGCAAGCTGGCGATTAAGAACCTTTTTTGTTAAAGGTGCTTCAGAGACACGAAGTGCCTCACCAGATGGAATGTAGCTTCCCTTAGTGAAATAATGTGTTGGTGTTGATGTAATTGATGCCATTGCATTAACAAATTCCATTACTGGCTTTGTAAATGTTTCTGGATCAGCTGCTGGGAATTGTCCTACAGAAGAAACTCCCTGTAGATACCAAAGTTCACCTGGACCATTTTGTAATGCTCCTAGATTTTCTCTAGCTGTATCATCTTCTGAAAAATCTTCAAATTCTGCAGTATTGCCATTAGCAAGTGCATATCTTTGTGGTGCACCCTGATAATCAACTGTGTACATATGAGTACTAATTAATTTATTAATTGCATCTTGTGGGCCATAAGCATCAAAATGTTCTGGCTTTCCATAAGGCTTATGAGTTCTGAAATGAAATACTGGAATTTCATTCCAAGGATTTTGCACAGTTTCTACTAAAGCCAATTGTGGAGCATGAGTTAATATTTCTAAATCTCCTTTTCCTTCATATTTCTCAATACGATCTGGATAATATAGATTTAATTTAATAACTTTCTCATTTTCAGTTTCAATTTGCCACATCTTGGCAGCAAATGACTTTAATCTTGGGTTTTCTTGATCATAAACGATAGTTGTCGTCTTTGGAGAATTGTAATCGATTGCTACAACTCCACTTGCATCTGGCCATACGATTGCATAGCAATCGCCATAAACCAAAGCATTACGATGAATTTCGTTCATGTCTAATTTAATATCTGTCTGATCAAATACTGTATCTAAGTAATTATTTGCAGATTCCTCAACACCCTGTACTTGTTTAATATCAAGTCTATTGTGAACAGAATCTACTACAGTTTTAGCAAAATTGAATCTAAAGTCTGCGTTTTCAAAGCGGAATATACGATTCCAGCGTTGAGATTGAAAAACCTCTGGCTGAGAACCGTCATAATATGCTTCTGCCTTGATATAGGCATCTCTAGATGCAATTATATGATCAAATGCCTTCTTAATATCTGACATTTTATCTCCTTAAGTAATTTAATTGTCTGGCTAATACCTTTGGAGTTTTATTATCCAAAAAGTAAAGTACTCCAGACGTTACCGCATCTAGAACGTCATCATGGGATATCTTTGGGAATGCCCACATTTGCTCTTCTAGCGCAGGGAAATGTGCGGTATGTCTAATTTTTCCCTGTTGGTAAAAGTTCAAAGCTTTGCCTGCACGGATTTGCTTTGAAACAGTTTGTCTTACAGATCTATATTTTACTGGAATATCTTTAAATACATCTTGCCAAAGATCTCCACCCTGGTTAGTTTCAACATATATTACTCCAGGTTGATATATATCTACAAGACTGGCGATTCTGTCAGATAATTCAGAGGGAGAAACCTTCAGCTGAATGGCTTCTCTCACATAAATATTGTCATCTTCGCCTCTGCTCAATACGGCTATGCCCGTATAGTCAGAAATCTTATTCTTTGTTACTGCTGGATCGATAGAAATAATTGTATTTCCATATTCTTCTAAATCACCAATAATAATATCTTGTTCTGTCCAAAAATTACCATCAGCATTTATAGGACGATTCATATAATTCTTTGCAAAGTCTCTTAAGTGACGCTGGCTTATAAGCCACTCTAGAGGCCACTTCTCAGGCCATACGGAGCGTTCTGAGCCACTTTCATCAGTCATGATAGCTGGGAAGTAGTGAACGTCTACATTCTGGTCTGAAATCCATTGTAGCTCTTTATCAGTATGTCCTTCAGCATATTTTCTAAATTGATCCATCATAGAATTAGGCATAGTAGTAGTTCCTACAATAATCATACGAGCATATATATTCATAGGAGCAATATCATCAAATACAGTATTTCTCTGTTGTCCTGCCTGATATTCTGAATAATTCTTTTCGCCTTTTTCTATATCATCTAGGATGATAAGGTCTGGTCTTTGACCAAATACTTTCTTACCCAGAGAGTTGGTATCAATGCCATTAGCATCAAAGATAAAATCATTTGTCTGAACAATTCTCCAGCTATTATTCGCAAGGGAACGCCCAGTGCTACCGACAATTTTAGGTGTACATAGTG